GGCGGTGCATGCGCTCCGACTGGGAATAGGGCACCACCTCGTCCGCGTCGCCGTGCGCCAGCAGGAAGGCGGGGAGGCGCGCCCCGTCCCGGACTTCGTAAACCGGGCTCATGGCGACGAGGGTTTGCTCCACGCTTTCCTGCCCGATTAAGGCCATCATGATGTCGACGATTTTGCCGCCGGACGCCGGCGACCTGCCGCTGGACGCCTGCATGCCCGGCAGGTCTGAAGGCGCGAAGCAGGCCGCCACCGCGCGCACGCCGTCCGGGTACCCCGCATAGTCCGCCGTCTCATACCTTCCGTCGCCCGGGGTCAGCCCGCACAGCAGCGCGGCGTTGCCGCCGGAGGAGGTGCCCATCAGGCCGAAACGCTCCGGGTCCAGCCCGAATTCCTCCGCCCGGCTGCGCAGGAAGCGCACGGCGGCCTTGACGTCCTTCAGGTACCCGGGGAAGGGATGCCCCTGCGTGCAGTCCCGGTGGGTGACGGAGGCCACGGCGACGCCCTGCTGCGCGTAGGCGCACAGCTGCGGTAGCTGGAAGAAGCGGTCCGGGTCCGTCCAGGTGCTGCCCTGTACGAAGACCACCAGCGGAAAACGGGGGTTCTGCCCGCTCTCCGGCTCCCACACCGGCGTCACCAGGGTCAGCTTCCGCTCCATCCCCTCGCAATTATAGGAAATCTCGCCCATGGCCATCGCCATGCCCGAAAACGCCGGGTTGCTGTCGAACGTCATCTCGCCTGCCATGCCTTGCCGCCCCTTTTCGTTTTTCGGCCCATTATAGCACGCAAAACCCGGGAAGCGCCTCTATAAAAGCCTTTCTGGGTACGCCCGGAAAAGGCTTTCTGGGTGCGCCCGGTCACAAAAGGCCGCCCTGGCACAATCCGCCGACCTTTTCGTTGTTGTTTTTTCCGGCGCGGACATAAAGAACCCGCACTTGCGCCTTTCCCCGTCCCCTGTTATAATGCTCCCGCTGTCCCAAAGGGCAGCGTGCGCCCTTAGCTCAGCTGGATAGAGTGTTTGACTACGAATCAAAAGGCCGCAGGTTCGAATCCTGCAGGGCGCGCCAGAAGAAAACCGTTGAAGAATCAAGAACTTCAGCGGTTTTTTGTTTCTTAAAAAAGAACGAGCGTTCCCGTAAAATTGACACAATTCACGCAGTTTTACGCAATGTTGGTCGTATTTTTGGTCGTATTCCTTACCCTTTACACGAACATATGTTCTGATTATACTGTCCGCACAGGAGGTGAGTCGCTTGGCAATTAAAACCTATGTGAAAGTCGGGCACGAAACGGACGAGGAAGGGAACATCACGCCGCAGTGGATTGTGTTCAAAAGGAGACGATACGAGATTGACCGGATTCTCGACGTCGGCCAGGCTCACGCAATCAACGTCGGTGGTTTTGGGATGCGCTACCTGGTTCGGATTGATAACCGCAAGGCTTATCTTTTCCAGGAGGACTCGCTCCGCTGGTTCGTGGAAGAGAAAATCCCGGGGGAGATTCCCCGGGTCGGCGGGATTGTGCTGGGGGAGAACTACAGTTTCTAACGATAAAACCGCCCCCTTGCGAAGGCGGTATTAAATGGAGCCATGTGTCAGGGCTGTTCGGTAGGCGGCGTTTGCACAGCTTCCACCAGCACAACACCCTCCGCCAGCGTTAGCTCCCGCACCGCGGCTTCAATCGCATCAATATCAATGTCAAATCCTTTTTTAGCCAGCTGGCCCTTTACATACATCAGTTTCTCTTTGCCCGCGTTCGCACCGTATATCTGCTCCGCGGCGTATACGGCAACCCGAACAGCGGCCGTGAGAAGTGCCTGCTGCTGTGCAGTGGTCCGGGCCTGGATCCACGGCACCACCTTCAACGTGATGATGGCGGCCAGGAGCCCGATTAGCGCCTGGAAGATGGGGGTTAAATCAATGCTCATGTTCATCCTTTCAGCGCTCTAATTGGCGCTTCCTGATTTTCTTGTGGGCCGCGTCGAAGTCCGGGTTATCGGAGTTCTGTTTCTTGAGTCCGTCCACCAGGGACAGCACTGCGTCCATGATGGCCATGATGTCGCGCCGGTTCTCCTCCCGATGCTCCTGCAGGGATTCCTTCAATTCGGTGATGCCCTGTTTCGTCTCGGCGGAATCTTGCTCGATCGAGTCCATCTTGGCGTTGATGCCATTGATCTGCTCGCTGTGTTTCTGCACGGTGTCAATCTGCTCCTTTAGGTGATGCGCTTTGATAACCGCGCGAATCATGGCTGAGAAGACGGCGACAATCACGCCATAAAGCCACCAGTAGTCTTTCAGGGACGGCAGCCAGCTCAATCAGCTCACCTCCCCAAGGAAGGTTCTCGCATCTTTTGCGATAACTGAAAGCCAGGCTTTCGGGACCAGGACCATCTCGTCATCATTGTTGACCGGCGGGCCGACTTCTTCCTCGAGGTCAGCGTCAAGCGCCTGGGCTTCATCAGGCCCCCAGACGCCGGTGATTCTCAGGCCGTAGTCCTTCTGGAAGGCCTTCACCGCAGTTTCTGTGGCAGGGCCGTACTTTCCGTCGGCCTTTGTGTTCGCTCCGACGTTGTACCCCAGCGCAATGAGCGCCTTCTGCATCTCCTGGACCTGTGGGCCGACAGCCCCTCTCTTAAGCACCGTGCTGTCCATCTCTTCATCACCGTCCCTGTCCGTCCAGTATTGATTCAGGATTGCGTAATGGGTCCAGCGCCGCCTGTCCAGTTTGTTGTAGTGGACACCACGCCCGCCGTACCCCCCGGCCTGCACAACCCATCCGTTCCCGGCGTAGATGCCGACATGCGCCATCTTGCCGGTAGTCTTATCCTGGGCGAAAAGAAAAGCCACCTTGTCCATCGGCAGCTTGTCAATCGCCCCGGTCTCGCCAAAGTAGGAATACTGTTCAGGCGGTGCGGTCGTTTGCTTTCCCCTGAGCCACTGGGTGGTCGCACCGTGGTACCAGTCCAGGCCGATCTGGGCGACTGCACGTTTTGTCAGCCCGGAGCAGTCATAAGAGGAGGGGCCTGAGCGTCCGAATACGTAGGGCTTCCCGACCTGAGCCAGCGCGAATTGAACGATTCTGCTCATGGTACCCTCCTTATTTTTTATTCCTCGCCCGCCAGGTCGTTGAGCAGCAGCCTCATGATGCGGATGTTCTGCCGTGTCAACTTGACTATTTGCGCGTTCCTGTCGCTTGCCGTGGGGCTTCTATAACTTTTGGGTTCATCCCTCACCCTCCTCACCAAGCGCCAAGTCGCCCGGCGTAGTCAATCCAAAACTCAACCTCATCGTTGTAGGTTGTATTGATAGAACACCGCTTGCAGATTTCACACGGTTCATCATCAACATCGCTTGACGCATGAACGACTTGTTTCTGAAGAGTGGAGTTCGCCAGACTTAAGTTCTAAGGGTCTTTCGTATCCTTTTCCTGATTCATTGCACATTACAGGAGCAGGCGACGTGCATTTGACGGACTTCGAAGAAGTTGAAACCAGGAAAAAGAAGAACGATCGATGGACCCGCTCACTGGCCATCATTGCCATTCTCATTTCTTTAGCAGCGTTAGCAGTAAGCTGGATATCGATGCGACAAGAGAAATCAAGCCCAACCCAATCGCCCAGCGAAGTTGCCTCCGCAACTCCCAATCCCTCAGCTGTGCCAAACCCTTCTCCGTAAGACTGAAAACATGATTTGATGGCTGTCCTCCACTTCCTTTAGTGGGGGGCTGTCTTTGCCTACTCATCATCTTTCCTCCGCTTTCATCTTCATTTCCTGGACCAGGAGGACCAGGTCGGACAGGGAGGACGCCATTTCCTCCAGATCGCCCCGCTCCTCCTCGGACACTTTCCCGTCGTGCGCGATTTCGAGCAGCTTGTCCGTGATGGCTTCCAGCCGGTCGGACTTGGACACCCTCGCCATGCGGACCGCGATGCTCTCGATGGTCCCGGATTTCAGGCACACTTCCTTGTCCGCCCCGATTGGGCAGGTGTGCTTGCAGTAGTGCGCCTTCAGCTCCGGGGCCTTGTACAGGTCGGCCATCATCAGCACCGAGTCCACCGGGATGACCTTCGTGATGCCCAGCTCATAGTTGGCCAGGCTCGACACGGACAGCCCCAGCAGCTCCGCCGCCCCTTCCCGGGAGTTCAGCCGGTCGTCGTGCCTCGCAGCCTCTTTCCTTGAGCGGAAGTAGATGTTTTCGGTCTCCGTCATACAGCACTCCTCCATGTTGTATTTGACTTTCCCGTGTTATCCTTGAACCGTGGAGAAAGGGGGGGACTTACTTGGAGCGGTACAACACCTCCCACATCGTCGGAATGTCCATCCCGAGGAAGCGCGCAATCTTCTCACCTACCTCCGGGGATGGTTGCCGTGTTCCAGCTTCGTAATTGGCAATGGCACGCTGAGTGACACCTACCGCATCCGCCAGTACCTTTTGAGTGATGTTTCTAGCACGCCTGATGTTGCTTAGTGTTTTCAATCCATCCTCCAATGACACATTCTGTTCAAAGCAAGACTAACACACACTGTTCAATCCCGTCAAGCATGTTTTGAACATATTGTGATAT